ATTGTACGACTTGTACTATATATCAAGAGAGCGTTTGAAGATTTCTGTCGTTTCTTCATTTTTGAACAAAATGATCAAATTACTTGGTCTCAAGTTGCAACTCAACTTGTTGAATTCCTTGAGACTATTAGAAAGAAACGTGGTTTGTATGACTACACAGTAGAAGTTGGTGCAACTGATTATGAAAAACGTACGAAGAAATTCCACGTCAATGTAACACTTGATCCAACTAGAGTTGTTGAACAAATTGAATTGAATTTCTTTATTCAATAATTTTTACCAAAAAAAAGAGTCACTCTATATATATTTAGAGTGACTCTTTTTCCCTACCTTAATCAATTAAAATACTCCGAGATATATTCAATGGATTATTCCTTTTAATATGTGTATTCTCATATCTTTTAATCACTGGATGATCTTGATATTTTAAACTTTTGTTTACAATATAATCTATCAATATCCGATCAACTTCAAAATATGAATCAGCTTCAATTTGAATTAAATCAGATTCAGTTATCCCAAGACCATCAGTTGGTTCTGCTTTAATACAAGACTTTATGGCTTCGGAAGTATCACTTCTGTCAATTAATTCATATTTATCACTTATATATTTAGCCAGTCCGTACACTTCTGTTTTCCATAAATTCTGCATCATGCCAAAATCGCCCACATCACCATGTAATGTCCAAAAACCTAGATAATATTCAGTAAGATTATCAGTTGATAAAACCATACCTTCAAATTCATGTGCTAAATGATATAGTTGGATCATTCTTATTCTTGCGCGAATATTTCCCATTCGGATCTTTTCTTCAAATGATAGTTTTTGTGAAAATCTTTTTATTTCTATATTCTTAATGAAACTTGTATAAGCATTTTCTAAATCAATAACTTTAAAATCATCACAAAAGATTGATCCAATTTTTATTGATCTTTGTATTTCATCTTTTTTAGAAGGTTTCATAGGAAGACTTCTTCCTATCAGTTTTACACTGGGAATCCTATTAACAGCTGCCCTTGCAATCGCAGCTGTTATTGCAGAATCAATTCCTCCTGATATTCCTATTACAAGTGATTTTAGTTTTTTATGTCCTATCAAATAAGATAGAAGAGAATTTGTAGCTGAGTAGTACATTGACGCATAATTTCGGCATAGATGTAAATATTCTCCCATCATTACATTCCTTTCTTTTATTTTTTACAAAATGTATTTCTGACATTTATCTTATTTTCTCTCATCCAAATACCTGTTCTACATGGATCATCTTTACAAGATTCTACTTGACCATGACTATAACAAGGTGTCTGTTTATACCATTCATAATGATGAATCTTACATATTGCTATATTGCCATCCCAAGATAAATGAGGACAAGGTCCACTACTTAAACCAAGAAACGCTTCCTTTGGTAACTTATCTATATTAAGGTGTTCTTTGACAAAATCTGGATGGATAACACCTATAAAAAAACCACAACAACATTTTCCACATCGTTGGCAAATCATGACATTAAATCCAGGTCAGGTATTTTACCCAAACTTTTATTGAGTTCTACCTGATATTTTTGAAGGTTCATTGCAATTTCAAGACTTTCCTTAATAATTTCATCTCCTACAAATAGAAAAATATTTATTAATATAATATTTAAACTATATCTATCTTCTGGAGCCATTCTTGAGTTATAATTTATGAAGTTTTCATATTGTTCATATGTTTTTCTTATTGGATTATGAATTGACTTTACGACAAGATTCAGTTCCTCAAGAATTGATAATAGATATAAAACAGATCCACTTCGCAGTTTATTGTCAAATAGTGCAAGAATTGGAGAATTTTTAGCACTTTCAGCCAAAAATTTAACTTGCTCCAAATCAAGACCGTCATATCTTGACATACCGTGTTGTTCTCGTAAACTGAGAAAACTAGAAATATCAAAATTCGCTGGAATAGCCACGACCTCAAGAATTGTAAAATTGTTTTGTAGTTGATCGGTTGGTTGGTCGTTTTGATTTTGATAACTTCTTAGAAGATCACATTGACCTTCCAGAGATTTTATTTCTGCTTCTAGTCTTTTAATGGTGGCTGATTCTGACATATGGAAGTCCTCCCCAATCGTTTTCGTGTTCAAGGTCTGAAAATATTTGTCCATCATTGTCCGAATAGCTGAAGAAATAGACATATTGTCCTCCGTGTGGTTCTAAGAATTCAATAGATTTTTGAGTGGCTTGGTTTTGTTGTTCTGCTCTATAAGCATCCCAAAATTGTCCACGCCATGTATGGTTTAATTGTAATTGTTCTGTTGTAATATTATGCAGTTTAGCAAAGTTTTTCATAAAGATATCATAATCTACACCTTCTTCCATTTCACTCCATACTTTGCTTAATACTTTTGGATCATTAATATCTATCTTGTTTATGGATTGACCCATAATATCATCAAATATAATTTGAGCATGTTGTGTATTTGAAATAAACTTATTAACATCCTCCAATGTCTCAACTATATTTGGCCAAACAACTATAAAAGCAGTTGAACTTGAGTTCGTTATAAAATCCGTTTTTATTTTCAAATCTAAATTCCTCCTTTATAGTTTAAGCGGACATTCGTTTCCATTGTATAATAATTGTTTTCTAAAGTTGATAAATATATCAGATTCATTCCAAATTTTATAAATGTCATTTTTTATTGGTATTCCAAATACTTCTTCATCTGCAAAACTACACGGTACCATTTTCATAGTTGGACTTATATAAGAAGACATCCTGGATGCCTCACATGTTTGAACCGTTGATTTTTGTAATGCTGTTAATTTTGTATATTTAGTAATATGGTTGGCAAGACAGCTATCTATGCCAATCTTAAATTTAGCTTTACCATTAAATACTTTTTTTGCCATTATTTTAAGTTGATCATCAGTTGGATTCAGTTCTTTTAAATCTTTTCCGGCACCCGATTGTTTAAATAACAGAAATATTACAGCGTTCAGTTTTTCAATGTTAATAGCTCCATTCCAAACATCAATTCCATCCAACATATCTATACAATCTTTAAAATTTACAGATGAAAAGATATAATGAATATTTGTTTTTATTCCTGAATCCATTAATCTATTTAATGCGTCATATGTGTAAGGTTTTCTGTAATCGCTGACGGCAACGGCCCCGCACATTTTTGATATCTCAATCTGTTTATCGGTTATATCAATACCGCTTGTTGTATAATTCGGTACAACATTTTTTTGTCTACAGTATTTAAGCATTTCTTCAAAATCAGGATGTTGATTTGGATCTCCTCGTCCTCCCAATGCAACTTGACTTGTATGATAAAAGACTTCATCTATAATTTGTTTAAAATCACTGAGTTTCATATTTGGACGATTCACATGTCCTTGGTAACAAAACTTACATTTATGTTTACAAGTCCCCATAACCCCAATATCTAGAAGAGATGGTAAAATTAAACAGAATGGATCTTTTCTTCCATTAACTCCATTCAGTATTTCAAGACCTGTTTTTGTATCAAAAAAAAGTACATAATGCCCATTTGTAAAATACCTGATTCTTTTATTCTTCATTTTTCTCCTTTTCTGATAAAAATAAGTTATATAGTTTATTAGATATTAATATATATAGATTTTAATTATTACTTTAAAACGATATGTTCTTAACTTTAGAACAAAATATAAATTGATAGTATAGGGTTAAAATGGAAAACAGACATATACCTTTAGATAAGAAAACTTACGATGATGAGTCCGTTGGGTCCTTTGCTATTGATTCATTCCCCAAAACCAAAAGAAAAAAGAAACGACAGATCATAAGGACAATCTATCCAGAATCGGTTAATGAAAAAATACCGAGAAGGGCAATGATTGATCTTGATGGAACGATACATAAATATTCAAAAGGGTTTGGGGATGGAAGTATATATGATGATGCTTTTGATGGGGCAAAAGAAGTTATTAACTGGTTAAAAAGACAAGGATTTGAAATTGTAATTTTTACAACCAGAGCGTCAAAGACAAGTGCAAAAGAGTATGGGCAAGATCATAAAGATCAAATTAAAAAAGTTTCCCAATGGCTTAAAGATAATAATATTTATTTTGATCGTATCACTGCAGAGAAGTTAGCAGCTGAATTTTATATTGATGATAAAAATATTCATATAGAAGATGGCGATTGGGATACAGTTTTAAATATAATTAAAAAACGCATTAAATACAAAAATTAATATGCCTCAAACAAACTTCTAAATATAGAACATATTAAAAAGAACTATTTGTTCTTAGGAGGAATAAAAAATGACTATGAAATATAGTTTTGCTGAACTTGGTCAAAACATATTAACAAGAAAATTCGGTGGTACAACTGTAGGTGTTGCTGATCCTTATGTAACTGGTTATCACTTTATATGGTTTGATAAGATCCCGCCGGGATTGGCTGGAGCAATTGTAAAGAATGGAATTAGTGGTATATCTTCATCTGGAGAAATTCAAACTATATTGGCAGCATCATGTTTATCTGTAACACCACCAGGTGGTACTTTAAATAAGATTGAATATACTGGTTTGGGTGGAGTTAAGTGGGCAGTACCGGGAAACATTGATTATGGTAATACAGTTTCTGTAAAGTTTCTTGAGTTTAACAAAACACCTCTTCTTGATATTATGCATAACTGGGTTAAGTTGATTCGAGATTATAGAACTGGTATCACAGATTTAGAAGACGGTGCTCAAGGTGAAGGATATAGCAAGAAAACATATGCTGGTTTGATGTATTACTGGACTACAGCGCCTGATGCTAAAACAGTAGAATACTATGCATGTTATGATGGTATATTCCCAGGCAAAGATCCACAAGATTTATATACCAGTGATGTTGAAACAGTTGGTCGTCTCGATGTTGAAATTGAATTTAATGTCGACTATGCTTGGCATGAGAAGTGGGTGTTTGATAAGTGTCAAGCATTTGCAAATGATTTTGCTAAGATTAAAGACACAGTTAAAAATTATGGTTCTAGACAATCTGGAACATAAAAGGTAGATATGTTACAAAAACAAAATGAAGCATTTTGGGTTCCTGCGATGCTGATTTTCACTGCTTTGTCGGTTGCTAAAAAAATATATGATAATGAGATGAGTGCTTCCGGAAAAGCATGTCAGGGGAAACAGGGATATGCTTTGGATGTATGTGTTCGTAATTTTAAAACTAAAGCCCTCAATGCTAAAAGTACTTTGTTAAAAAAAGAAATGGCAAAGTGTAGTAATACCGAAAAGCCAAAAAAATGTAGAAAAACGTTTATGAAGCATATAAATAAAATACAGAATCAAATGATAAAAATTAATTCCGCCAGGAGGAAGATGGAAATGGATATTAATAGGTTAAAGTTAGGACTTATGTATATTTTTAATGAAAGTAAAAAAATACCGAATAAGTCAAAACTCCATTTATTTAGATTTATAGAACAAGCTGATGAATATCAACTAAAAGTTCTTGCTTTAGATGGAGAGATTGTAAGTAATAGTTTTGATAAAACCACAAAGAAAATTATTGATGCTAGATGTGTAAGTGAAAATATTCCAGCTCTTGCTGTTGGTGCTTCTACTGGTGCGTTGACTTGGGTAACATCTAGACACCAATTAAGAAAAAACAAACAAAAATAGATGCGATACATAAAGGATTATCGAAATAATTTTAAATAGATCCGAAAGGAAAGGAGATAGAACAAATGGCATTCACAGGATTTCAAACACAGTACCCGGAGTATGAAGTTATCACTCCACAAACAAAAAAGTCTTTTACTTTAAGATCTTTAACTGTTCAAGAAGAAGAAAATCTTAAAGGAAGTCTTATAACACCAGCAAAAATTGCTGACCATTTAAATACTTGTATATTTAGATCGCTTGTTAAAAAACCAGAAGAAATTGATGATTTAGATACATTTCTTCATAGTATTACTTTAAAAGATCGAGACGCTTTACTATATGGTTTATATCATATAACTTATGAAGAGATTCGAAATTATGCAGTCAAATGTACTAAATGTTCTAATGAATATGAAGTAACGGTTCAGGCATCAAGTACATTTAATTTTAATAGTTATCCGGATGATGATGTTTTATCTAAAAAAGTTAAAATCAAATTACCAATATCTAAAGGAGTTGTTGTTGTTATTAAGCAACCAACTCTAATTGATGAAATGATGTCTATTAAAAATTTAAGCAATAGACCCGGAACTTCATTAGAGATTATTACTGAAACCTTAATTATTGATAGTTTTGAACACGATATTGAGGACTCGAAAGAACCAAAAGTTTATTCAGATCGAATTGATATTATGGATGCTTATTTATCTTTACCAGCTAAAGATAAACGAAATATATTTAAAGCATACAAAGAACATTTTGGCAAATATGGTATCGAGTTGAAGATGAGAAGTTTTTGTTCATCTTGTGGTAATGAAGATAATTTTGATATAGACTTGGTGGACAGCTTTTTTCGTTCATTGTACGAAGCATAGTGAATTAGCGGATTTTAAAGACGAACTTAATGAAACCATATATGCGTGTATGGAAATGAGTAAACAATCATATATTGAAGTTTGTATGATGCCTTATAAAAGATTTCAGGATTATATGAAGTGGAAGGCTCGATTAGAAGAAGAAAAACAAAAAAGGATTGAAGAGGAAATAAAGTAAATGGCAGATCTTCTTAGAAGATTTAATCAAACAGTTGCTGGTTCTGACTCTAAACTTGCAGATTATCAAGCAGTAATCTCAAGTGTTGGAGATTTTAGAAGAATCAAAAATCTTGAAGTTATTCTTTCATCTTGGAATAATATATTAATTACTCCCAGAAGAAGTTATCAATTTGATCCGGAATATGGAAGTGATATTTATAAACTTATTTTTGAGCCTGCTGATAATGACACATTAGAAAGAATAAAAACAGAAGTAGTTGAGACTTTATTAAGATATGATAATCGAGCAATAATTGAAAACGTTGAAGTAAACCTTCTTTCAAATCGTAAAGGTTTTAATATTTCTATTGATGTTAAATATGAAGGTAAAACTGGTCAGTTAGAAGTAGTTATTGATGAGGATGCTTATTTCAAGGTTTTTGAAACTACGGAGACATAAAATGATTATTGATCAAGATAGAAAAATATTAAAAGAAGTAGGAAAAGAATATTTGCTTGATATTGCTCTAGATAGTAAACTTTTAAAAGATAAACTTACGTTTAAAGAACATGTTGAGTTATGTGATATGATTAGTACGCTGACCTATAAAGAAGTTATATCTCTTGCTATTACTGAAAGCATTAGAGATTTTGAAGGTAAATTTGGAAAATTCTTAAAATATAGTATAGCTGCTATAGCTGGAATGAAGTGGATAGGTTTATTAAAGGGACCGCCAGTTGCTATGTTCCTTTTATATCTTTTTAGAAAAGCAACTGATACATGTAATTTAGCATGCATTAAGAAATTTCCTCTTTCAACTGAGAAAAAGATTTGTAAAGCTGAGTGTAAAGTTGAAGGAGCAAAACGTATTGTAAGAGATCTTCGTTCTGAAATTAACAAGTGTAATCAATTTGAGAATGCTGCCAAATGTGAAAAGGCTCTTCAAAAAGAATATATAAAATGGTCAAGGCGTTTGCAATCGCTTATGGTTAAACTAAATCAAGCTAAACTTGGTACAGAATTAAAGGCTAGAAGAGCAGCAGCAAAAGCGGCAGCTCAAAGAGCAAAACAACTTGCAGCAAGTTATCAAATACCTAAAACTCGTCTTATTAAAATGATAGCTGAGAATTCTGAAATAAGGAAGAAAATTCATTTCAGAGATCATATAGATCTTTATCATTTTGTTTTAAAAGAAGATGAATATAAAATGACTCCTCCTAAAGTTGATCCAGAAAAAGAGAAGATGGCACGACAGGCTCTATATTTAGGACTTTGGATTATTCCGATACCATTCTTTAATGACTTAATAAATTATTTGGTTAAAAAATATAATTTTTCATGTATGACTAAATGTATAAGACAACAAAAGTTTCCAAAGGAAGTTTGTTATCATCAATGCTCATATTTGGCAGCAAAATATGCAGTTGGTATTTTAAATAAAAATTTAAAGACATGTAATAAAGCGAAAGATCCAATTAAATGTAAAAATAAAACATATAATCTATTAAACGATTGGAAGCAAAGAGAAGTTGAAGCAAAAATAAAATTTGAAACCTCTATGAGAGGTGAAATCAAAAAAGCTAAAACCAAAAATTTAAAGTCTATGAAAAAACGGGACTTATAAAATAATGACAATACAACATTATGAACGTATTTATGATTATATTCATGAGTACCAAAATTTAGTATATGAATATTATAGTAAACATGTTGTGTCATTTTTAGTTACATATTATAATTTGAATATTGATCAAACAATTTGGGAAGATGAAGATATTATGGGTGGTGCATATGAACAAGTTGGTAATCTTACAGGAATAAAACGAAATAAAATATTACTTCTTCCAATTTACTATATTGAGGATATAACTGTTCAATATGATGGTCAAGAAACTGGATATAATAAAGATACAGAAACAACATTCGTTTTTCCAAGCGCGTATAATTTTAAACCATATCCAAATGATATTATTAAGTTGGAACAATCATTTTTAAGACCTACCAATGATACATACCCATTATATATAGTGACCGGCGTTGAGATTCATCCAAATACAGATAAACGTTTTTGGAAAATAAAATGTCAAGTATTTCAAAGTGAGACTCTGCCATCAGTTGATGCACAAATTGAAAATATTTATTCATTTGTTGATTATGATAAAACAATACACACATTAGAAGATGCACAATTTATGAGTAGACTGTTATATAAAGATTCAAATCTTAAAGAAATTTTAAAGGGTTTATTTGATGATAGAGTTGGATTCTATTATATACAAAGAAATCCATTAATTTGTTAGGAGATAAAGGATGTCTAAGTTATTATCAAGTCAAATATGGTTATCTAGAGATAGCATTAGAGAACAAATAAGTGCACAAGTTAAATCATATTTAGAATTAGAAAATGTAGATCTAACGAAATCGTCATTCCTTTCTTTCATGATTGATACAATTTCAACCCTTACAGGTAACTTGTTATTTTATCAAATCTCAACTTATAGGGAATTCTTCCTTACTAAAGCGCAACTTCCAGAATCAATCTTAAATCTTTCTGCGTTTCTCGGTTATAATACAAGAGAAGCTACAGCTTCTAGAGTTAATGTTCTTATAACCATTCCTTTCGGTTTTGATGATCCATCAACTACATTTTCAATACCTGAAGGGTTTGTTTTTACAGCGGATGGAGATGTTGAGTTTAGAACTTATTATTCAACCTCAATAACTGTAACAGGAAATGCAAGTGCAGTTGCAACGGTTACAGAAGATAATAAAAGGTTTATCCTACCTGTGAATGAAACAACAGAAGATTTCAGTTTTGTTTTGCCATTACTTCAAGTAAAAGAAGTGGTTCAAGAGTACCAAATTGATAGTGATATTCAAGAATATCAATTTATAACTTTGGATGTATTAGTTGATGGTGAAGTTGCATCTCTTGAAGTTCAAATAAAACCTCCTGGAAGTGCTGGCTATACAACATGGACAGAATTTGCAAGTTTATTTCTGATGAGTGGGACAGATAAAGGATACGTTTCAAGGCGAACAGATACAGGTCGTAGATTAACTTTTGGTAATGATTTGAGTGGGGTTCAACCAGGCATTAATTCGTCAGTTTTGGTTACAGTCGAAGTAACCAATGGTGAAGATGGAAATGTTATTGCAGGATCAATTAGAAGCGGTCAACGTATTTATGTTCAAACTTTAGCTGGTGTTAATCAAGTTGTGTCTTATGATGTTATTAATACTTCCCCCGCTTTTGGCGGTGAAAATGAAGAATCTATAGAAGAAGTTCGAAGCAATTCAATTGCATCTATTACATCTTTGAGCAAATTAGTTACTGAAAATGATTATAAAAATATTAATGTTATTGTTCCAGATAGTCCAATTGCTCAAAATGCTTTGCCTGTATTAAAAAGATCAGATCTTCAAGTAAATGAAATTGAATTATTCAACAGTATTTTATTTGGAAGCGGCACAACCGAAATTGATAACTTGGTTCCAACCAGAAATGCAGTATTTGAATTATCTTCTAGTCAGACAACAATTGATAGAGATACTTTAATTCAAATTGGTGATAGTTGGTATTATACATTGTTTAATATTATCGTTGATACTCACAATACAGTTGGTATTTATGAGTATATTGTTTTGACTTTAGAAGTTATCCCTGCTCTTGAAACAAGTTATGTTTCTACATATGATATTTATTCTGATCTTTTTGAAATTGAAAGAGTTGGAACTCAAGGAATATTTAAATTACATTATAAGTCCACAGAAGTAGATTCTGATTTAACTACTTGCGATGTGGAGATTGAGTCAAGTGGAGTTGTATATCCAATGGTTAATGACTCAACAGGTGGATATTTTATCTATACATTTGATCCATATACAAATATACCACTTGGGGAACAGACTTTTAATTTTACAATTTCAGAACCTGGTGGAGATTCAATTGCTACATATTCTAACAAAGCTACATTTAGGGCTGACCTAAGTACATATATGAGATCGAATGTTCAGGATGATGGTACGGCGGTAATAGTTTTTGATGTTCCTGTAATTGAGAAAGAATATTATGATAGTATTAACAAAAAAGATTTTGAATTAGAAGTTTTACAAACACTAATTACTTCAATGGACTTAACTGATAGTAGAATGCTAACTGATTTTACAAATATTAAATTTACAAATACTTATGGAATTCTATCAAATATGTTACTTAATCAATCTACGATATCTCCAGTTCTAGATGTTGTAGAAGATATTCCAATAAGTTGTAATGTTAATGATAGATTTATATATAGTCCGTGTACTTCCAATGATCCGAATCAGGATGATATTATCAAGTGTACAGATTCTACAAATTTAACATTTATATATCAAGAAGCTGTTTCTGATACAATTGTATATGTTACAAATAAAGGAGAAAATTATATCTATTCTGAACGAGGGTGGATTCCTTTACCACTTTATACAGTCCCATTGGAGATTGAAGTGGAAGTATTTAGATCTGAAACATTTAGCGGGACTCTTGCGTCATTTACAGATACTATTCGACAAACTATTTTTGATGCGTTTGAAGGTAGGTTTGGAACTAATGCGACTATATATAGATCTGAAATTATTAATGTAGTTCAAGGAATTGATGGTGTGGGACATTGTCGTTTAAGAAAACCCGAAACTAGTATATTCTTTAATTTTAAACTAAAAAAATTAACGGAAGATCAATTACTTAGATATGGACCGGAGTATATATTCTTCAGAGAAGAAGATATTACGGTTAAGGTGGCATAATAAATATGGAACAATTACTAAAGAAAGCTAAGATAAAAGATGCTCAAATAAAGTCTCTTACAGCTAAAGTCGTAGCTCAAAATTTAAGTTCATTATCTGAACCATGTTTTTATCCGTCACTAAAAAAACATTATTATGAATATTTAAAGTTATCTGGATTAACTGAAAAAGATATTAGAGAATTTGCAAAACGAAGATGGAAGGGAAGAAAAGAGGAAAAATTTGCAACTCAAACAAATGCAATTGCTAATTTTTATGTTTTTCTAATAGAATATTTTCTTACAAAAAGAGATAAAACTGCCTACCAATATTTGATGATTTTTTATATCATTCGCCATTATGCCAATCTTATGCATAAATCATTTAAATATTGTAATGAAGATAATTTTAAATACGCATTAGAAACTTTAACTAAAACCCATTTATTTGCAAGAGAAAAAACTATCTCAAATGCATTATATTTTATGGCGCAACAAATGATTCAGAAATGGACTAGAGGTTTGAGAAATGGAGATTTAGATTCAATTTCTGCATTTATGCAAGAGAGTCGTCATCGAGTATCTCAAAGTATGAAAAGTTTTGCTCAAACTTATTATAGAGCGGCTGAAGAAGATCATGGAATTAAAACTGAAGTAATACCTGATGAAGATGATGAGAATTCATATCAAAAACAAACAGGAGAAAAAACTAATAAAATAATTGACGATGTTGTAAAGAAAATTACTGTTTATAGATATGTTGATCGTAAAGCCCAAGAAGATGCAAGAAAATTAGTTAAAATAAGCTCTTCACTTGCTACACAAATAGTTGGAAAATTAAATAACACAAAATACTCAGATAATATAAGACTTATTTTAAAGTTATTTATCAAAGATTTGAAAAAAACAGAAGAACTATGCGGGAAAGAATATTATGTTTATGTTCGACAGTTAATGTCACTAAAAAGAACTAAAATGAGAATTTATTTTAAACAACAAATCAATTTACTTCTCTTACAGCTAATTGATGAGTTCGGTTATACTAAACAATATCACAGTGTCACATCCCAAACACAATTTTTAATCAACTTATACCTTGCCTATTATTTGACTACCATATTAAGAAAGTCTGTTTGTTAAACAACAATACTATAATCTTCATCTGCCAAGAAACCGGGAGTTGTGTCTAAAGCTAATGCTTCTTCAAGTTCTTTTGTTGCTGCTGGAACTCTTGATGCTTGTACTATCTGCGAGACTGTAGGAGGAAGTCTTCTTTTTATTGCATTATTTTTTTGTATCAATCTTTGTCTTTCTTCACCTCTTGCAGATAATACCCGAACTACTTGACCTTCCTTGGTTGCTCCAGCAGCTCTTCCTGCATCAGCGTTCATTTTATTTCTCTTTGTAAATGAACCTGAATCTATATCACTGAGATTATCAAGATATCCTTTTACAGTTGGTCTATTTGAGATGTGCATGCCTTTAGATTCTGCAACCATACTAGTATATAAACTTCCAAAATCAATTCTAACATCAACCATTGCTAGACGTTGATTATATGCTATTTGTTGTTGATCCCCACCTTTAATAACTGTAATATTTGTAATGACTGCGGGATCAAGATTATAAATACCTCTTGCTTTTATTTTATGGAAGAATGGCCACGAATATGTTTTTCCATCATCGCTTTGAGGCGTTCCCAAACATAAGATGACAGCTAAAGGACCAATAATATATTGTTTGGTTGCTTGATCACTCCCTGGATTTGGATTATATAATCTTATTGTAGCTGTATATGATGGAGTGAACCCACTATTTCTCCATATCATAGGAAAGTCAACTCTATGACCTGCTATCATTTTATCAACAATTTGGCCTGCATTTCCCATCATTTGTCTTATTCCTGTTGTTCCTGTTGTTTCTTCTTTTAGTTGCGTAAGAGCTTTTCCCACACCTCCTGCTGCTCTACCAGCACCTCCTGCAATTCCCCCCATTATACCGCCTAATTCTTTTTCTGCTCCAACCCCAAAATTTTTGAATTTATCTAATGCAGCTGTTCCAGATCTTGCTCCTGTCATTTGCATTATTTCAGCCATTCCTTGTGAAGCAACATCTGTAAATTTTTGTAAAAAAGTTTCACTATAATCATTTGTAAATGTATCGGTTGGGAAACTATCAGCTATGAAAGCTAACTTAATAGATTTTCCAGGTAATTTATATCCTTGATAGGCAAGAAGTTCATTATAAGCTTCCCAATTGGGGTTCACTGTATATACGGACAAACCCACTTCTAACTGTGGAGTTCCGGGAGTAATTTCCATTGTCGGCATACTATTTATAATCATATCATCGCTTACGTGACTTGCAGGCGGTAATCCAAATATACCGTTAAATGGATTTAGTGGTATTACGTTAGCCATTTTTAATCTCCTTGTTTATCCTATCTCACAGAATGCTACCTTTTCTGCTGAATTATAACCAGGTGAAAATCCAGGACTTGATCCTCCCCCACCACCACCTGTAGTTGAACTATTAATCATATTTGTATTAGAGCTTATTATAGAATTCGTTGATAAGATAATAGCTTTTGTTTGAGTCTGTCCTGTTTCTTCAAGTTTAGAAACTACCAATTTTGCAGATTTCTCAGATATTTTTTCAGCCATGTTTTTCTCAGATTCTTTTTCTCTTGCCCTATTTTTAGCAATTTCGTTACCCCATTCTCGAGAGGCACGATTCGTTGGTGTTGGATTTTCTGGGTTGATTGCTCTTTCAAGATCTGTAGATAAAGTCCCTCCGCTAATTTTCTTTGCAATAGATTTTATACTTGTATAAAATTCACCAATTACAGGAATTTTTGTTATTGTTGAATCTAATTTGTCTCTAAGCCAGCGATATGCTTTCATTATTGTAGAAATTGGAAACAGTGCTGCCATTATCCCTTCTTGAGCTGCTTTCTTTAGTTTTTGCATCCAATCAGCAGTAAAAAATTTAGTAAATACATCTTTCAAGGAGTTTATCATTTTCATAATTGCATCCCAAATTCCACCAACTACATTTTTTAAGGCAGTCCATATTTCCCCAATAAATCCAGGGGTTGATAAATAAATATCTAATTTTTTATAGAGAAATTTTGTTAAAATCCAAAAACTTTTTATTCCCTCTTTCATGAAATCATAAGGGAATTTTACAACTTTCCAAATTGAAGATATAAGTTCTTTTGCATCTCCTAAAGCTTGACTAAGGGCTTTAGATATATTTTTCCCTCCAACAAATCCTAATATACCGCCTGTTAAAGCTCCAAAAGCACCACCAAGCAATGTACCGAAACCAGGAATAAATGAACCAATACCGGCACCAATTGCAGCTCCTTTCATTGTTCCACGTGCAGTACCCTTTAGACCAGAATCTGTTCCGCCCAAAAATCCTGAAATTCCCCTAGCAAAAATTCCTCCAATAAATCCTTCTGGATCTTTTATAGCTCGTATTGCATCACCAATACTCATGACACCACCAATTAAAAGACCTCCAGCTCCAGCGGCTGCTTTTCCTGCCAGTTTTGCTCCACCACCGATTCCCCACTTAGCAAGACCGCCTACTCCCCCAGCTGCGAGAGCTGTTTGACCACCAGCGAAAGCTCCACCAATTGATCCGGCAATCCCTGATCCTAATTTTAGAGCTCCACCTCCAAGTATTAATCCAAGCCACTTAGCAAGTTTCCAAACTGGAGAAAAAAGATTTTTAAGAAAGCCAAAAAGGATTGGGAACCAACTCCAAATTTTCTTTCCCATCTTACTGAAATAGCCTTTTAATGCACCTAATTTGGATACTTGTTCTTTTGCTTTTTTCTTTATTTGATCAAGTGTCCATAATTTTTTCTTTTCTGTTTTTACTCTATCTTTAAAATCTGCAGAAGCAGTTTTTGCAGTTGCGGCAATATTTTGTGCCATACTTGGTGAATGAGGTCCTTCTCTTTCTTCTTGATTCTTTTTTAACCTAACAAGTTCTTGCAAACTAAATAAGATATCTTTTCCTCTTTGTTTTGCTTCTGCTTTTGTTCCTTCTACAGTTCTATCACCCATCACTTCGCTTATATTTTCTCTGGAGATTCCCGCTCTTCTAGCAATCCTACCCGGTCTAAATAGATCACTAAGACTTTCAACCCCAGCATCTCTTAAAGATTGTTTATCTAATTCAAGAGCATCAACAAATGCATCAAATGCTTTTGTTTTAAATGGAACTGTACTTCTACTGGTCATAATTTCACGAATTTTATCAAACCATGTATAAGTTAAAGATGTTCCTGGTTTTATTTCTCTTCCAACTGCAGCTTCTGCTGATGCTTTAGTGTAGAGTGCAATATTATCTAATTTTGGCATACCTTTTGTATATAATATAGACAAAAGATTAACCATTTTCATATAAACATTATCTGTTGCGGTTGCTCGTCTAACATCTGATGAATATCCGCCTCTGGCTCCAAAAAGCATTTTCCACGGAGCCGTTAAGACAGTTTTCATTGTTTGACCGAACATTAACATAGATCTAAATGCTGGATGTTGAAGAAGAGTACGTTGCCATGCAATTTTAAGTTGGGATGTTGTTCCTACCATTGCAACTTTTAATTCTAATGTAGCTTTAAGCAATCTCTCTTGCCACGATTCTACTCTTGGATTTCTTGCTCTTTGAAATTCATCAATAAATGTAGCTACTACATTTTTCTGTGTTTTTTCTCTTTCAACAACAACTGTCTCTAATCTATTCATTGTTTGAGACATTAATTGTATACTCACACCAAGACGTTTTGCAATTTCTGTACTTCTTGATTCATCAATTTCTTTTAGCAATTTATCAATAGGTGTAATAACTTCAGCAGCATGAACTTCAACCAGACCACCTTCTTTAACATAACCTCCAGTTTGAAGTTTTGGAGGTTCTTTTTCTATTTGTTGTCTTAAACCACTAACTTCAGAAGTAACGGCTCCAAAATCTTCTCTCATGTTATATTGTTCAGCTTCTTTTCCTTTTTTAAATATTCCTGCAACTGAATGACCAGCTTTTGATAATCCTGATGATACAGCGTCACCAATTTTATCTTTAATTCTTCGGCCAGCTTCTTGAAACACATCCGTTTCCATAAATTTTGCTGCAAAGTAGCCAAAGAGCGGAGTAGCCTTTGAAAGAGCCATAGCGATTGTATTAGTTTTATTAATACTTATATCTTCTCCAACTGCTTTACTATATTGTTTGATTGCATCAGATGATGCGTTAGCAGTGTCTACAGTGATATTTTTAACGCCAAGAGATAATTGTTTAATTGTATTACCTAATCCTTTGATAACTCCAGAGTATGCTGATGCAGTATCGCTTGTAAATTCGCTTCTTTCAAATTCGAGCTGTTTCATTAATTTTTGCTGTTCTTTTGTTAACGAACTGATCTCATTTGAAACTTGTAGTCTTTTTTTGTTTTGCTCTTGAACCAGATCATCAACTGATCTGTGGAGACTACTAATGCGTTTAGCTCTATCGCTAGCCAATTGTGAAGACCCTTCTTCTAATATCTTAGTTCCGGGCATCATTTTTTCTTTATCAGCCATTTAAACTCCTTATAATCTCATTATCCCTTTTAATGCTTTAGATGTATGACGTTTATTTTCTGATAGTATAGCTATAATTTCAGATGGATATATAAGTTCTTGAACACAAATTGTTGTCAAATTTTTCATAGCAAATGCTTCTTTATATGTAGCATACATTGGAGATAGAATATGAGAAAATTTACGCCTTGCTTGAAAAAAAGCATTCATATTGGTAATAAATACTTTCACTAATACTATATAATCATTTAACATCTTTTCAAATGTATCGCTTTCTAGTTTGGTTATACTTTTTAAAGATGTATGTAGCATCTTATGATATTTAATTAAATCAGAATTAGACATTTTGCTTGTTGTTTTTTCTAAACCACTCAAAAAAAGAATCGTTGGTATAGTTTTTTTAGAAGATAATTCTTTTGGATCAAATTGAAATATTTTAGACCACAATATAGTATAAAATGTTACAAGTTCATTTACATACAGATTTACAAATCCGTTCCCAAGTTTGTTCGCTAACATATGCATACATTCATGAACTGTAAGTTCTGCCATAAAATTATTAGAAACAAAACCAAATATATTAGCAGTATTTGAGATTAATACAAAAATTTTATCCTTATCTGGAGCATAGAATCCCATAATACTTTTACTACTTGATGGAGTGAATAGTTTCCAAGCTGAAAATCCAACCACTCCTTTTGTAATAAAACATGGAATTATTTTTTGTTCGTCAAATGTAAGTTTAGTAAATTTATTAATCGCGTTCTTTGTTCTACCGCTTTTTCTTAGAGCTTTAATAAAACTTTCTTTTAGGCTTAAAGATGAATATAAAATAATGGAATCAAGTTTTGCAACAGGTTTTAATCCAATTGGAAAAGCGAATACCTCATTAATCTGAGGTGTATCTGGATCATCCCATATAAAATTTGATAAATCAATTTTATCCATAGTAACTCCTTATTGTTGGTCATATAAACTAAGTATATCAACGAATCCTGACATCTCATTCATATTGTCTTTAACATGTCTCATGATACCTTCATTTGAATGATCTAATGGAATAGAAATATTACTTCCTATAATACTACTCATATCTTCAGTAAGAGCAGAATGTTCGTTAGAGTCAATTAATAGAGGTGGATCGTATTTTCGTACATACATAACAACAGCTGTTGATAGTACCAAGTCATCATGACATCCTGAATCTGCTTCAACTCTACCAGAAGTTTTTGTAACTAAACCAGCTATTTCTAATGCTAATCTTTCTGATTTTACACTTTCTGGAAATTGAGTGATATATGAATATAGAGCATCAATCATTAAAGGTCTAGTTTTTGAGTTTGTTGAAAGGCCAGGTAAAATGGTTTGTTTCCCTCGTTTTTCTTTATATATCATATGTGAGAATTCGCTATTATTCAGTTGTTCAACAACTTGGTTTCCATATGAATTTGATTCTATAACAATTAAACCCGGATATTGTGCTGCCATTACCTTTACTACTTTTACATAATCAAGCACTTTACATTTTCCACGATATTCAGCAACTTGCTCCATAGTTTCATAATCCCAAACAGTCATGGCAGATTTGTCTTCTCCATGTTCAGGGGCAGTATCTACACCTGATATATAATATCTTCCTTGAATTGGATTTGCAAATCTCCAAACTTCTCCATTGAAGATCTTCAGTTTTTCTATAGGTTTTTGAACAGCATCTTGAACTTTCTCAACTGTTTCTGGTTCAAAGAATGATCCCTCTGCTGGTAAGAATTTTAACTCTAATTCTTGTGCTATTTTTCTTTGATCATTATCAAACAGTTTACATTGAGTATTGTACCAATCGGGATCATCTGCTAATTCTGGAATCATTTTCCAGTGAATTACAAATGGTTCAAATATATCATCTCGTGCTACTGCATTTGAGTATCGTTTAAAATACCACTCTCCAATACCAACAGTTTTGTTTGGCGTAGATAAAACAACTGTACCAAAAGGAACATTAGCTTTTTTTGCTTGCATTTGATTTGTAGAAAGGGCTGGCACAAGTGAAGTCCATGCAGTATCAATATGATGAACAAATGCTGCTTCATCAATAACTAAGAAAGTAATTGCTTTACCACGAAGAGTTTTATCAGGAGCATTTGGGTTAACAGGTGAAGCAAATACTTTTGATCCATTGGTTAAGATAAATGATTGTTCCGTTCTCTTTGCAAATCCTCTTCCTAAAGGACCTCTTGGAGGTTTCATCCATTCAGGAAGTTTTTCAACCATTCCACGAATAGCTCTTGCAAAATCGGTAGCTTCCTTTCCATCTTTTGAGATAATTCCAATAACAACATTATCATAAAAAACAGTTAACCAGGCAGAATATGCTTGTATAATTGTTGAAATCCCAATCTGGCGGCTCTTTAAAACTAAAACATACCGCTTTGCTTCAACAAGATTGATTAACTCTACTTGTTTTCGATACGGAATTAGATTTATATCCCGTCCTGGAACTTCAATTAAAATATATTTTCGGCAAAAATAATCAAAGACTGCCTTACATCTAAGATATTCTGTAATATATTTATCTGCCAAACCCTGCAATTTTATTCCCATACTATACTCCTTTATTTTTTGTTCTAATTATGGGAAGAGTTCTAGATCTATATATATTAATTAATGAAAAGGAAAATTTAGTTTTTTTAAAACCAATTTTTTAAGGGAGGTAAATAATGAATATATTATTTGAAAGTATTAACTTTTGCAAAAAATGTTTTACCCTTGCTGGCGTTATAAGTAATCATAGAGTCAAAAAAAATTAATGGGGGCTTCCCCATTAGTTCTTTTTGTTGGTTCTAATAAGGTTAATTGTCGCTGTAGTTTGCCAACTCCCAGCCGGTCTTCTAAATTTTATAATCGAACTCCATAATATATATTTCCCTTCCAAGTCATTGTATTCTAATGTTTGTGGTTTAAATTTTACACACTCTCCAACATCAATTAAATTAATAACAGGCAAATTTCTTTCAAGATTTAAACTAATACTTGAAAGATCAGACAGCGATCTTCCAAATCTTGAGTTGAATGGGGTTGCGCTTTCATTATATCCAGTATCTTCATTATAATATTTTTTTCTCTGAGCTGCTTCATCAATATAAAGTTTGGTATTTTTTTGGCTGTAAAATAGAGAATATGTCTTTGCTACAGTTTCTAAATTTTGTACAATGAGAGATGCAATTGTATCCTTGGGTTTAATAATATGATTAATATCTGTAGCTAATTCTGCAAATTTTGCATTTCCAGCATAGTCAGTACTAATTGTATCATAAGTATAAAATGTATCTCCCTTCAAACATTCTTTAAATATTTCATCTTGTTTTTTGGATGATAGTCCAGATGCTAACTGATATATAGTGAACGCTTGACTTTTCTTTAATTTTTGAGTTAAATTCTTTATATATACAGTTTTATCATATTGACAAAATACTCCAGGCGTTCCTAAGAATAAACCAAATCGTTGATCTAGAAAACCATCAAATAAATCGTTGCTTTTTGTATTGTATTCTTTTATAATTTTGTAAAATGTCGTAGGTGGAATACAAACTTGATCAATTACTTCTGTATTTTCACCATTTGAGTCGAATTTTAATGTAGCACCTACATCGGATGATAAAGATGTTAAAACATCTCTAATAGTTTTCCCAATAAAAATGTCATTAACAAATGTTGTCATAATTTTGAATGGTTGTCTTGCAACCGTTGTTACCTTTAGCGGAGTTCTGTCTCTTACAGACATTGCTCCAACTTTAGATGCCTCAGTTTTTTCAGTTAATATAAACTCAGATTTAACATACATTAATTCAATATCTAATTTTGGTCCCGGAAATGTACTTTCTCGATATAAAATTATCGAAAGTTTGATTGGTTCTCCACCAAAAATTTCTTCGATGATAACATCATTTGGGTCAAGAGAAAATACCAAGTCAACAACTTGATATGAAGTAGATAGAGATGACGAAAGATCCACAGAAACCAGATCATTTGTGTAATCTAAGTCTTTGATTTTGACTATTAAATCATATAATCTATTTTGTTTATAATATGCTTTGGGTTCTGCCATTCACTTTCATCCTTTATTTTTTTGTTCCAAAAAAATGACGGGGTTATTAAGTCCCGTCATTTTAACTATGCTATGATGCTTGTAGTTTTTCTAAGACTTCATACATCCTTGTTGGAATAACGAGAACGCTTTCTGCAACATTCTCAAGCATTCTTTTAATATTAAGACTTGGCTCGAAAGCACTATATCTAACTATAGCTAAAAACATAAACCACGATGAGGGAAGTGGTGGAGTTTCCCCCTCAGATTGTGGGATTAATTCTTGTAGAAATTTGACCACATCTTTACGCCTCTGTTTTCCAATTCCTTCAATTACATCAAGTGTAGAAAGCATCTGATGTTCTGTTAGTTGAGTTTGGAAACTTTCTGTAATCATATCGGTAATGTGTTCTGTAAATACTTCCATATAAGATGAAACTACAGAAGACATTTGCGTATTTGAATTTACAATATGGACCTGTCTCATTTCTCCAAGATTAAATGAGAAAATAACTCTATCATTATTGTGATATGTTGCAATACCAAAAGAAATACTTGCCGCTTTTGTTCCGTTATAACTATTTTCCAAAATTATTACTGGCGCAATATCTCCTGCTTCAGGTATATTCTGGCTGCTTTGAATTATAATCTCATTTCTCATTCTTGTTAAATCATAAGACATAATCGGATTTTCTACAAGAATTGGTATACCAACTTCTTGGATCGCATTTCGTATTTCTTGATTTAAAACATCATTTCCAATAAACTGATAAAAATCTGACACATATCCGCAATATTGATATCCAAGCTGAGTTGGAGATTTTGTATATATTGCCATTATTGGAACTGCTAATCCATCAGTTTCATGTCCACCGGATAGATCAGGTTGGTAGGTTTGCCTGGTAGATAATTGTCTATATACAACTTCCCCATATTGATCTGAATATGTAAATAAGAGTTTATGAAGTTGAATATCTAGCCCCATTTCATTTGCTCGTTGCGAGAACGGAGTCCTCAATTGAATCACCTCCTTCTTCTATGAGAATTTTTGATATTTTTTTAACTAATTTAATTTTAAGTCCCTCTTGAAACATTTCTAGATTTCCTTTGAATACAGCAGAGGCTATCATTTGCGACATAAGATCTATCACAGTGCCAAGTGGTCTTGCCCCCGTTATTCCGTGTCTGCTTTTGAGTATATTTATTGTTCCATTAGATTCTATACTTAGGATTATATTTGCATTATATATTTTAGTGCGAAAGAAGTCAGGAGGATTTATACGATGTGTATGTCCTGGCATTTCAGATAATGATAATTGATAAGGCTCATTCTTTTGTGTCATTAAATTCTCCTTCTAAAATTTTTGTTATTTCTTTACGAAGGAGTTTAGTTAATCCTTCTTTAAACATACTAAGTTTTGTATCTTTCAATTTCATTTTGGCAAGAACCTTTGAAAAATAATATATATAGAATCATGTAAATCAAGCTGACCTAAACTACCGTTTTTATTTTTGCCAAATTCAACTGTGCCATCATGAAAAAAATATATAGCTAAATCAGCCTTATATAATTTTTCTGTCCTTGTAGGTCGTGACACATAATATGATAGTTTTGAATGTGTCATTAAATTCTCCTTGCGAAGAATCTCATATAAATATCTCGACCATCAAATTTGAACCTTCGATCTATTTCTTTTTCTAAAACTTCAAATCGTTTTTCTAATTCAAAGAAATACTTAGCTCTTTCCACTGTCCAGATTGATGTATGTGGGTCAGGTGGTTGGTTAAGTAATTCTGTAGTGAGAATTATATTATTTGCATGAAAATTATTATCTATTTTTTCATTTAATATCATTTCTGCTAGGATTGTATAATTGGGTACTATAATATCAATTACCGAACCTTTATTTGTTATTGTTGATAAAAGGTATATAAAATAACATACTTTATCCATCGGTACATGTTCAAGAAATCTATAAATACAAATTTTATTAAAAGATATTTTAGTTCTTTCCATGAATTCGTAAATATCTGTTTTACAATAATAAGTTTTATCTATTGTTTTAGTCCAGTCTGCCCATTCTTTTTCAATAATAACAGGATGAGAATTATGATAATACATTATATCAGAATTAATTAAAAAATAAGGTTTTGGCAGAGTCAAAGGTAATTCTTTTCCAGCTGCAATATTTAAAATTGTGTTCATATATTCTCCTTTTCAATAGTTTGACATTTCCATTTATACCATCGTTTGTTAGAAACAAATGATTTATGATTAATATTATTTTCGAAACAAAATTTAGAAAGATCATTCGTGATAATAATTTTCCCTTCTGGATCAATAATTTCCCATATTTTTGATGAGGAATTATCTTTTCCAGTTAGTTTTCCTATTTTTGATTTGCTTATTTTTGATTTAGTAATATTAGATTTTTTCTTTCCAAAATTTGGATTGTCTTGCCCTCGTTTTCCAAACATATGATTTTTTTCGCCAAGTTGTTTATTCCCAATTTTACGTTTGGTTTCTTCAGATAAGATTGCTCCACGTCTTGTTCCTGGTTTTCCATACCTCGGATTGTTCTCTCTAGAATTAACTCCAGAAATTGACATATCTTTCATATTATCTACATGGGTTCCAATATATAAATGTTCTGGATTTATACACTTCTTGTTATCTTTTTTATGATCATCACTACATTTATGTAAGACCATTAATCCATCTGGTATATTTCCATTAAATAAATAGTAACTAGCTCTATGAGCACTATAAAATTTTTTACCATCTATTATTCTTCTATATTCTCCATATTCTTGTGATGGAGTATCTTCATAAATCCAACAACCATTTTGATTAATTTTAATTTTACTTAACAATTCCTTTTTAAATTTTTGGTTGTCTGTCATTTCATTGTTTACCTCACAAATTGGACCACGATACTTTTAGTAAATGGCTCAATATAAAATTTAAAATACCTTTCTTTGTCTATATCATCAGTATCCATAATTTTCAAAGCTGCTTTTGACACTTCAAGTTGTCCATATTCTTTAAGAAATATATTAAATTTATCTTTTGTTGGAATAGCAAATAATTTTGGATCTTGCGATTTAATCATGCTATCTTTTATTCTTTGTAAATATCTAAATATCGTTTCTTTTCTTGCATAATTAATTTTACAAATTGCCTCATAAATTTTATCCATTTCACTATAACGAAAAGGAACACCTTTGATTATTACTTCTCCTTTATTTGTCAAAGCAATGTATTTTTGTCTATCAATTGATGAAATAAATATTTGAAAATGTTTACGGATATTTAATGGTATATGTTTGGTGTCTGTATATTGAAGAATTTTTGATATTATTATACCATCATATTGCCTCAAGATAATATCGTCTTCTGTAATCTTATTTATATGTATAAATTCATCTATTACAGATCGAGTTGTGTTTCTAAGAAGCGATGTTAATCTTGGATTCTTTCTCATCATTTTACCAATTTGAATGTTTCTTTCAGTTTTATCTTGGAGGTTAATATGAGATAAATCAAGATCCAATTTTTGCATAATTGTGTAATGACATGCTTCAATATCATAAAGATATAGATCTCTTAGAAATAATTTTACATTTTTATTAACTTTCATATTATTAAGTTTTGGGGTTGATAGAAAAACATATCATATCAACCCCATTTTTTATTTCAGAATATCAATGATTACATTATCAATTTGAAGATGATGGTTGATATCTGTTACTTCATTTTGCTTTAAAGTTAACCAAGCAACCACGCTTCCGTTTGTGGTAAATTGATCCAAAGTTTTCACACTTTGTTTATAAAGAAGTTGAAGAGCTTCTATATCGGCATTTTGTTGTAGCTTTTGTTTAATTGATTCAATATCACTAGGATGAATTTCAAGTTCTGTATCTCTTTTTTTCACTCTTGTGATATTATAAGGAATCAATACTCCTTCAACCTTATTGCAGAATGTGGCAATAAGTCCCGTACGAATCCCGTAGCATTTGATGAAAATACCATCATGTTCGTAGAGAATTCTAAATCCATTATTATAAATTTGCATATCCAATCCTTCAAGATTTAGAACCGGATGTGTATCAGCATTTTCAAAGACTCTGAGATCTCTTTTATCATTTCCTTCTTC